AACAATACGATCGCCAACACTAAACCTAGATGTTATAACTTCGATTGTGCTTACAATACCGGATCTTGTAGATGTTCCAGTGTCAAAAAGACCGTTAGTACGTCCATGGATATTCCGCCATTGTTGACCAGTCCAGTTAGTTGACCAAGAACCCCAGTTAGTACCTACTTCAGGTTGAAGTGCTGCCTTCATGGCATCAAATTCACCGTCATTATTAATGACAACTTCAGGTCGTCTATCAATATCACGCCACTCATCAGTAGAAGGAGTGAGTGCCAAACTACCTGTCCAGTTGAACACATCGTAAGGGTTAACATTAATTAAACCCGAATACTGTGTCTGAGATATAATCGCAGCAGAAGTATATGGCAATGTAACTAAGTCACCAGTTTTTGTAGTAGTTGATGATGCATGATACGCCATTGCCGCATTGCCTTGAGCAAAGGGAGGACGTAACGTACGATTTTTAATATCAACAGAAGCTCTATATTCAGGTGAAGAAGAATTTGACATACGAGTATTAGAAAAACCATCTACTAAGTAACCAGATTTCCATCTTGGATTATTAGATGCGTCTAATACTTGTTTGTTCTGTGCTTCAGTCTCTAAGAAGTTTAGTACACTATAGTATTCTACTTGATTAACTCGGTTATCAATACGACCAATATCACGCATGGTATAACGTCTGTTATCAATAAACTCAATATCTACTTCAGCCGCAGTAAGTGTATATGCAGGGATACTTAATGTATACAAATGCATTGAATCACTTGGGATATCAGGCTGAGATGGATACCGTGATGGAACACCCGGAGAAATACCGAATATACCTTTTGAATCTAAATAAACCTTATCAATCCTTGGCAAGTAAAACTGAATATCAGTTTCAAATTGTGAGAATCTACGTGGAGCAAATGAGGTGCGACTACCTGTACCAGTAAAGTTACCACCTGCATCACCAACACGAGGTCTAAAATCAACAGCAGATCGTAATTCTATTGCACCTTGTTTAGGAATAGCTGAGTAATCAATTTGACCCGTGTAAGAATCGACGGTAAAGAAATCGCCAGCAGAGTGTGCAAAATATTTGTATGTAACAGTAAGTGCTACAGCCGCAGTATAGTTTGATGTGGTTTTTAGTTTAATACGACCAACATCATAGTAGTCATCTCGTTGACCATTGTCTAAATCAAAGTGAGTAGTAACGTTAGCAGAGCCAGAAGTTTCAACAACCGAAACTAATTCATGGATATCTGCATGCCCGAGAGCTTGTCCAGTACCAGTGAAATCTGTACCCGCGTTAAATGCTGATGCAGAATTTGAACTTCATGTTTTAGTCTTATGATCTAACGTACGTATAATTGGTGCAATTAATCTTACAGTATCACCATCAGCACTTGCTGGTAGGTTAGCCACAATAACACTTGGTGGACTTGCTGCATTGTTAATAGTAATATCACCTGGAACAACTTCCTCACCACCGACCGTTGAATCAGTATCGTTTATTAGGATCCAGTTTGTATTAGCAGATTTAGAAGCAAACTGTTCACCAGTTGCTGCAGCAGTAAATGTAGCAGAGTTACTACCTACTGTTGCTGAACCAACAATACGGTTTGTTTCGTATCTAAAGTTATAATCCGCTGTTGCGGTATCATCAACTTCTGTGTTAAGTGTTTTAATTCTTTTGTATGGTAATTCATATATTAATGAATCAGGACCAATGTTATATGCCGTGACAGCAGCTGAATCAGCGATAGTCGCAGCGAATGCAGTTCCCGCAGCTGTACCTTCTTTATCATCTAGCTGAGTTGCCCCAGTCATTGTACCGGTAAATTCAAATATATGAATTCTGTACCTTGATCCAGTAGTTGCACCATTACCCGAAACACGTTCGATTGAACGAGCACGACATGTACCAATTTCTGAACCACCTGAATTTTCAATGGAGATAGTACCGAACGTAGTAATGTCTGGTGTACCAACCATATTCGTAACTTCAATAAAGTTATTATGAGTTATCTCTACAACTTTATCTGTAACTCTTTCTGATACTCTTGCTTTATCAAATGCAACATTAGTTGTTCCTAATGTTTGGATCTCGTAACCTCGTACATAAGCTTTAGAAGGTTCTACAGCAACAGTCAACTTAGTTGCATCAGGGCTTGCTGCCACATGATCTTTAACCAATGCTTTGAATGGGTTAACATAGTAGTTACCCGATTCATCGAATGTTCTACGAGCTAATTCATCAGCAAGATGATTATAGTCTGCGGTACGAGCATTCTTTGTAATGTATCCAGCTTCTAATCGAGCGATAAGAACAAAGTTACCCGAGGTTGCATTTACTGCTTGAGTACTTAATGCTGCTGTAATAGAATAACGATGTGCTCCTGGAGCTGATTCGTTAGGTGTTCCTGTTGCATTGTCATTCAATGACGCATCAGAACCTGAACTAACAAGTGCTTCTGTAACAAGTAAGCCAATATCAAATGATACATCAGATGTGTATTTAGATAATACAATAGTTTTGGCTTTAGCTACAACAAAATGTTTCTTGATGTAATAAATACCATCTTCCATAGATACGATTGAGCCGAAGCCTGTTGCACCCGAAGCTTTGACTTCAGCTGATTTACTACCTGTAGCAGTGATCGTTGCGTTATCTGCAAAGACTCCACCAGAAATATATTGTACCCAAACTGTAATAGGGTCAGAACCCGTTGCTAGAACAGCGTGAATAACTTTTGCAACGTTAGTTCCATCAGTAAATTCAGTACCAACTAATTCAGCAACAGTATCACACGCCGAGTTAACAGAGTCTAGTTTAACATAGTCAATCTTGTTATGAAGGTGAACCGAACCAGGAACAACAACCGAACCATCCTTAAAGGTATGATCTCCGATAGAAGATACTTGGTTCTGTAACGCTGTTTGTAGTTGGGTTAACTCTCTTGCTTGTATTGCCTTACCGGGTCTAAATAATACTCGCTGGTATTTTTCCTTAGGGGATAGACCGTCCGCTCCTGCGGTTTCAAAGTCGTCCCAATATGGTTCTACGTTAAATGAAATTGCCATGCTTGTTTCCTATTAAAATGCGATTACTAATCTTACTGTTTCAACTTGACCATCAGCTCGGGTTGTTGCTGTTTTATTTTCGATAAACATAACATCACCAGAATAATGATTAATCAATGGAGCCGTTACCGCTGTTACGTCTTTTCCTGCAATTGAAGTACCACTCTCACGAATATAATCACTTGCTGTAAATGTACCAAAGCCAGTAGTTTCATTTTGTATATACGAAATAATACCCGCAGATGCATCATACTCAACAACAAAGGCTTTAGCACCTGTTATAGTACCTTCGATAATTTGATCTACGGGGAATGTGTTACCAGTAGCAACTGTAAGTTTCTTACATGTATTATATGCGTTAGCACTTGCAATAGCTCCGACAGTTCCTGTACCTGTACTTGTCACTGCGATTGCTTTGAATACAGTACCAACAACGTAATCGGCTGGAGCACCTGCTGTTGCCCAGTTTGCTGCCGAGCTGTTTCCTAGTGTTAAGATCTTATAAAAATTACCAACAACCATTGAGTTAGAACCAGAGATAGCCGCAGAAGCTGCCGCTAAAGTAGTTGGGTTTTTAAGGACAGCCAATTGTCTAAAGTCATTTGAATCTGGAATAGTGCTTGATTCATCACCCGTAAATGCTTTGTTAATTGTTACATAGTGTGAGCGAAGATCATTAGTAGGATCTGAACCAAATCCACCAACTGGACCAATAACTGGTCGCACTGCACCACCTGAACCACCCGCTGTACTTACAGTGACGGTAGCATGAGTATAACCAGAACCGACTGCGGTCATTGTAATACCTGTAATAACACCGCCCGTAAGAGTTGCTGTAGCAGTAGCTCCTGTACCATTACCTGCAATAGTTAATGTTGGAACTGAGGTATAACCGGTACCGCTAGCAGAGATCTTCATATTGTAGATCGCACCATTCACTGCGTTACTCTGTACACTCCATTGATTAACCAATGCAGTATCAGAACCCGCTGCTGGAGCTGCTGTTATATGTCTAACTGGGATGAAAGAAGATGTAAGAAATTTTGTTACATCAGCCGTTGGGACGGTAAACATATATTTCCATACGTAACCATCTGCACCTGTAGCATGCACACCAGAAGTCTGTACACCGATCACATCAGGGTTTACTGAGCTTGCGCCAGTTCCTGCTTTCAAACACATATAAACGTTATTGTTAGTTGAAATTACAAAATATACTTTGCTTTCAATGTTTGTGTCTTGATCATCATACTCAGCATAAGTTGTACCAGACACCCACAAGTATCGTGGTGAACTGTGAATAATATCTGTAGCATCAACTTTCTTCATGGCGAACATATTTTCCCATAAAGTGTGCGATGTATAATCATTTTCATATGGTACGGTTGGAGTGGTGTCATCTGTCCAAGCATTCGGCCTTCCCAGTGCCATATAGAATTGATTCTCTGCTAGACTTTCAACAAACTTATTTGTTGTATCTAATCTAAATTTACTTGTTATAATTGCTGACATACTGTCTCCGTTATATTATGACGTTACGATTGAGATCGTACCTAATTGTGTTCCTATATTGTTATTTATACTATCCTGTATAGTATAATGACCTAATTCTGAATTTGGTCTCCACCAAGTGAATTTATTATTCTCCCAGTGATTAAACATACCTATTTTACCAGCTGTATAACCTTGTGCTGGAATTGTGTAACTCTTTTCTAAGTAACTTCCAACCGTGTTATACGTGATTGGACCTACCTGGAATGCTCCGATGTTAATATTTATAAAGCCTGCAGGGATCAAGTTACCCGGCTGAACTGCATTGTTGCCTGAAGTAAGCAACTGTATAAAGATTAAGATCTCACCGAAGAATATAAATCCTGCGGGGTGAACTAATCTTGTAAATGCATTCTTCCAATCTACAATGTTCTTACCTGTCTTTAGAACATAAGAGAACTTTTGATAATAGTAAGAGTCTTGTAGTCTCTTTTCTTTTTGTGATAAGAAACCATTTGCTGTTGTAAACAATCCTCGAGGATACGTTTTAACAACGTCACCATTTGCTAATGCAATAGTGAAGTTCAACTTATACTTTGTCGTAGTATCTGAATATACTTCTTCAGTATAGTCTGTTCCTGCGATCTTATATACATCATTAACGAATACAATGTCATCATCAAAAAATACAGGTTGGCCTGCATCGTTATTTCCGTTTACCGCCGTAGGCGTACCGCTAACCGTGATCGTATTCCAAGGAGTATAGTTAGCTTGGTTAGCCACAATATCAGTTGCTTGGTCTGTCCAGGTGCCATCTGATGGACTTAATAAATCTGTATAAGGAAAGTATGTTTCTACATCATCATCATAGATTGTTCTAAAGAATGATGTGATAGATTCAGGTGTTCCCCTACTTCTATAAAACTCAATAAGGCGTTTATAAAAAGTTCTTGGATCAGTAGCAAAGTCTCGTGGTACCGCAATACCAATTTCATTCTGAAGCTCTGTAAGTAATGCTTCTTCTACATGGTCAATATCTCGTTGGATATCAAGTGAGTTTAAATAAAAGCTAGACTTATTTGATCGCTCCAAATATAAAGCATATGTTTTAATGAACTCAACTAAGTCAGGATACGTTGAAGCAACGTGTTCTGGTATTAAGTCATTAACATATGACGATACATTATATTTACCAAGGTTCGACATTAGTTTCTCACTGTTGTATAATTGATACCAGCAGTTACACCGCCAGTTGCCATCGTATCTATTTCGCCAATAATTTGGGCAGTAGAGGTATTGATAGTTAGTAATTCATTTCTTGTAGGACTTATATCAGATGATGCGGGCTTAACCGTAACATCAATCGTAGTTTGACCTGTAGGCAATGCAGTTGGCAAGAAACTATTTAAAGTAATTGTTCCTGCAACTTCAGATACTGTTCCCGCATTTGCATCATATACTAATCCAACACTGTCAACTATTTGAATAATTCTTGTACCACTTGAAGTGTCATAGTAATCTTTTAGCATACAATCAACGCCAGCAAATGTAAATGTATTTGAACTTACATAAGAACCCGTAGAAGAGCTAGTTGCATCTAAATCTGTGAGGGCCTGATTAAACTTAAGTTCGTATTTAGTTGCCTTAGTAAACGAAGGAGTAATCTTCTTTGTCATCTTAATACGAGTAATGTTAGATAAAATAGCAATGCTCGTGTCATCAATAGTTTTCAAAACGTTTGAGTCTCTGTATACACCACCGAAACTCTTTAAGGTATTGTTATTATAAGACACTAATGCGTTCCTTACTAAGGTTGCCAAACTACTTGCTGTAACTGTAGCGAGGTTCGGGTTAAACTTAAAGAAAACTTCTAAATCAATATACGTGTACTCAGGGTCAATAAGAACAGGAGTAATACTTACAACGTTTTTAGGTTTAAGAATATTTGTAATGATCGTGGCTTTTTGTTCAGCAGTAAGCACTTCAGATGATAAAGGTTTAATACTAATATATACTTTACCGTAATCAGGAATAGGGTTATCTTCTCCGCCCCATACTGCAACAGCTTCAACATCAGCGAATTCGTTTTTAATAATTGTTTTATAATCATCTGGTGTTACAGCCCTGTTTTGAGATACAAATCCAAGAGGTGCATTAAACTTAATTGCCTCTTTAGTTTCTCTGGGTGCACCACCTGTAGCCTTTGTAACAAGGGTGACTGTTTCATCAGTGTTACCATTCAATGAATCTGTCATGGTGAACACGGTGGCGCCATTTACATTTGTGCCAGATGGAATAGTCGCGTATTCTATTTTAACACTGTTTCCATTACCAGGTCTTTTACCAATAATATTATCACCAAATTTAACTTCGTAATAACCATCTCTTCCTTCTTCTAAAAAGAATACTTCAGATGATCCATCTAAGTTTACCACGTTTGTATTCAATGTATAAACTTTGGCTGCACTTGTAGATGTTGAATCAGTAACAGTAACTGTGATAGATTTAGTATTTACGTTTAATGCAGGAATAATATATGATTCAAATGCATTGTTTTGATATGTGTATGTTGTATTCGTTAATATACCTTGCTCAATTGCTATGTTAGAAAAGTTCCAGCCTGAAGCAAAGTTAATGGTTGATGTTACACTAGCAAACATAGGGTAGGTAATGCCATCAATAGTAGTAGAAAACTTTGTGCCTCTTGGCATACTCAAAGGTAACGCAGCTCCTGATGCATCATGATTAAACAAAGGTGTTGCCGTTGTATCATAATTCATTTTAACATTAATGTAAGCCGTGCTTGGTGAGATTGAGCGTGGTGTATATCCTAATAATTTAGCATGGGATACAACCGATGACCGCAGTTGGGCAGTGTCAAGAAAGGTTTCATTCAATGCAAAGTTGGCATTCATTGAATTGACGTGGGTGATATAACTTAACACATCAATAATGGTTGCCATGGCAGATCCATCATAGTTATAGTCATTGAAGGTAGTGTCAGTTGCCTTCATATATGTAACTAGATTTGCCTTTATCTGGCCAAAGTCTAATTCACTTGCTGAAATTCTGCGTTCGATTGCCATTATCGTAGTCTCTCTATTGTGGTAGATATATCAATGATTTCATTCGTTGATTTAACTCTACCGGTTACTGTTATGTATACCTCGTTGTCATCTGCTCTTGCTTGGATGTTCGTGTTGAGCACTTCTAGTCTTGGTTCGTAATTCTTTAAAGCAACGTTAATAGAAGTAGACATATTCGCTGCTGTTATTTGATTCATGTTTTCAAAAAGGTATGATCTTAGGTTCGCACCAAAATTATAATTGAATGGTCGTTCACCATTATTTGTGCGTAAAATATTAAGACAGCTTTGAATTACCGCAGCATTGTTTTTCTTTATTCCAACGTCATTTGTATTAGGATTTTGCTTAAAAGTAAAATCTAAATCTTTGTACGTTTCTTCTCGTGCGATTGTAGCCATATATCTTATTTATACCTATGTTAGTTGGGTGGTTGGACCATTTAGTACATTGTTTTCATTATGTGAATGACTATCAACTAATTGATCCTCGGCAACATGGGTTGTACCAGTTACCTTA